CCATCATTAAAAGATATGTTGGGCCAGACTCCAAAGTCTTAGGATTTTTTACAATCACAATCATCTGGGCAGTGATTAGCTGCGTCTTTCATGTGACGTTCAAAATCCCTTTCTATAGCCAATAGTCTTTCATGGTATTTGCTCACCTTGTCAGCAAGGACAGCAATAGCTTTTAAATAGTCTTGTTCGCTCATATTTATCTCCTGTGATTGTTAATTTTGGTGAGAACCTAATTTAAGCATATTTTTGTTGTTCGCAATAGTATTTTTATAAATTGTTTTCTTGACAACTATATGATAAAAATAATTAAGAAAGTATGAAGACAATAGTAGACGGCACAATAATTAAAAAGTACGAAATTCCCATAGAGATGATTAACGAGCTCAATCAAGAGTATGAGAAAAATAAAAAAAGTTTATTAAGTCAAAGTAAACATTTAGCTGGCAGATTAGATACTGAATTAAGTATAGTAGAATTTCTACCTAGACTAGAAATATTTAATAAAATAAATTTTTTTATAAATGATTACATGATGGCTTTAAATAATTTTGGTCTTTTAGAGAGTCCACAAATACAAACTGAAATTAAAAGCTGTTGGATAAATGACATGAAAGAAGGTGAGTATAATCCTGTGCACACGCACAATGGTCCTAGCAACGATGGTTGGTCTTGTGTCCTTTTTTTAAAAATTCCAGAATATATAAATGACGTAAAACACAAACACAAATTTCATGACGGACAACTTTGTTTTATGGGCTTTGATAGAAAATTATATTGGTGTGATCCAAAAGTAGGTGATTTTTATTTGTTTCAAGCTAATCAACAACATACCGTTTATCCTTTTAAAACAAAAATAAAAGGAGAGGTTAGACGATCAATGTCATTTAATTTAGTAAAAACAAATGCTTAATAAAAAAATTACATTTTGTGCAACAGATAAATCTATGCTTAATGTGTGGCCTCATCCCAAACCTGCCTCTAGATTCATACCTGAAGAATATAAAAAACTTAAAAGATTTACAAATGATAATTTACATTCTCCCACACTTAAAACATGTGTGCCATTTTTAGATTCAATGACCATGGGGTACATAATACCTTTTGATCAAGACTACCTTGTAGATCCTGTTGAAGATGATTTCTCTGTTACTCCAGCTAACAGGGAGCAAAATGATTTTGGTTTTCACAATCAAACACAATTACCAGAAGAGTGGAAAAAAACAACTGGTCAAAACGCTGGTAAGTTTATTAATAAGTGGTTAATAAAAACACCACCAGGTTATAGTTGTTTATTTATAAAACCAATGAATAGATTAGAGCCTAGATTTGACATTATTGCAGGAGTTGTTGATACAGATACTTACATTAACACTATTAATTTTCCATTTATTCTTAACAAAAGAGATAAACAATTTTTGATAAAAAAGGGGGAGCCTATGGTTCAAGTGATACCATTTAAACGTGAGTCATGGAAAATGTGGAGTGGATTTTATTTAGAAAAAGCACACGCAAAAGTTTTAAATTTATTAACTAGTAAATGGATAGATAAATATAAAACTATGTTTTGGTCAAAAAAAAGTTATAAATAATGATAAAAATTACAGATTACATACATTGCTACGATAATTTGTTAGACAAAGATTTATGTAAAGAAATAATAAAAAATTCAAAAAATCTTAATTTTGAAAAAGCTGTTACTGTAGATGATGAAAATAACAAAATTTTAAAAAATAATCCTAGAAGATGTTATATGAATTGGTTAGATAAAAAATTTGATACAGATTTATACGAAGCTGTGGGCAAAATGTTAAAACTTTATGCTAAAGATCATCCTTTTTTTGACACAGGCTTAACTACCGAAGATACTGGTTATCAACATTTAATTTATATTGGAACACAACAAGGTGAATATAAAGAACACACTGATCATGCTGACATTTATCCTAGAGTATTGACTTGTTCTTTTATTTTAAATGAAGATTATGACGGTGGGGATTTTGTTTTCTTTGGTGGAAAATATAAAGTGCCGCCCAAAACTGGTAGTGCAGTTGTATTTCCAAGCAATTTTTGTTTTCCTCATGCTGTTACCCCTGTAACAAATGGCGATAGACATGCTGTAATTACATGGATTCATTAATGAGAGAAGATTATAAATATGTAAAAGATATGGTGTCAAAAGACTTGGCTAATTTTTTAACTCTTTATAGTATTAAACATCAAAAAAAATCTGATGCACAAGCTCCAAATTCTACAACTGCGCATTCATCACAATCAGAAATATATACAAATATTTTGTATCATTTGTTACCGATAATGGAACATGAATCTAATCTAAAATTAAAACCAATTTATTCATACAATAGAGTTTACTATGGGGGATCAGAATTAGTTAGACACAAAGACAGACCATCCTGTGAAATAAGTGCCTCTATTTCTTTGAATTATAAATATGAAAATAAAAACTATAAGTGGCCTTTATGCATGGGGGACATGCCGATAGTAATTAATGTAGGCGATGGTGTCATTTATAAAGGCACAAAAATTGAACATTGGCGGCCTATTTTTAGTCAGCCACAAACTTGCTGGCATCATCAACTATTTATACATTATGTGGATTTAAATGGACCTTATAG